TTCTAAACCAGACACCATATTTGAAGTATATTCATCTCATCCTATGCTGGATATATTTGGAAATGTGCAGTATTATGAAAATCATTTAAGAAGAACTACGGTACAAAGCAATGATTAATATTAAAGTTACTGAGTCATCTAAAAATGAACTATATACAGAAATACAAAATAAAATAAGTGGTATAGATCAATTATTAAATTCTGAAACAAAAAATGATCTAATGAGTGCTGCTTACTCCATAGCAGCACTTAAGTTTGTAAAACAAACTAATCTACTTGCTAGATCTGCTAAAAAATCATTTCATCATGTTTATGAATGGAATCAGTCTGGCAAGGAAAGTGGAAGATTGTTTAGAATAATAAAAAGACAGCAAAACTCTGGATCAGCATCTATTTATTACAAATTTAATAACTCAAAAGTAAAAAGTCCAATATCACCAACATTGCAAAAGCCAGGTAAAAGCGGTAAAACTGTAAAAAAGAGTGGTGTCTTTAAAAGAAAGGCAGAAGTAATGGAGTCTAATTCTTCCGTTTCTTTTACAACTTCTAGATATATTGCATTCAGTCCAAAACGCGGAAGCATAGTATTCATTCCTCCTGGTAAAACAATAAACATTATGAATCCTGGTGGAACTGCTGTTAATGGTTCATTTAGAAAACACTTTAACTCATGGTGGAGATTAAATTTCCCTACTATATTAGAAACAGAAAATATACCAAATTCATTAGAAGTAAATGTATCAAGGTCTCTTAATGTTCGCGGCGCGGGATCTATCCAGGCAAGAAGTGCTATTAAGTCAGTACTATCACCATACCTAGTAGTTGGAAGTGTAATATGACAATATATAAAGAAAATGCTAGGTCAATAATAAACTCCTTCCTCTGGGAAGAAATAAAAGAGTCAGGAGTTTTAGATGAAAATGATTATAGGCCAGACAATTTTACAAAAACTTTAATTCCTATAATACCCGCACAAGAAATTCCAGAGTTTAATAATCTTTTACCTGATCAAACATATATAATTTATGATTACGAAATAAATGATTATATGGATAAATGGTGGATATGTGAAGAGTACATTACTTATTCTATAGTTGGAACTAAGTTCGGCAAAGTCATGGAAATTATTGAATTGATGGTAGATTTATTTAGAAGAAAAGACCTTTCTGGTAAAGATTTACAATCATTCAATACTAATCAAAATAAAATTAAATTCTACTCAGCGTGCCTAGATTCTGTTACTAGCCCCACTCCAGCGGAGTTTGAGGGCGGCAGAATAATAGGAGTTGTACAAATAACATATAAATACTCCAGAGAGGTTAATTCCAACGGAAGGTTTATATAATTTGCTTTCGACTAGAAGGATGTTATTATATAAAAGAGGAATGATCAATCTGGATATTAACAAATTAATATCCGAAAGGTAGGTGAAAATTTAAATGGCTGGATCTATTTCCAATATTCTCGTAGGCGCTGCTCAGATCTTCTTGAGCAAGAATGACAGCACAGACGTTGCAGGCTACCCAAAGGCTATGCCAACATTCGGTAACAAGAAGGCATCAGCATATTTGTTAAACGATGCATCAGCAGACTGGAGAGATGTTGGCTTCACATCAGAAGGACTTGAGGTTTCTTACGAACCACAGTACGGTGAGGTTGAAGTTGACCAACTCCTTGACTCTGCCCGTATCTTCAAGACACAGTTGAGAGTTATGCTTCGTACTTCCTTCAATGAAGGAACATTCGAGAATATCAACACAGCATTTGGACAAAAGGATGCTGCTGTAACAACAGCAGTTGTTACAGGAGAAAATGCTGGTGCTGCTGTAACAACAGCAGTTGCATCATACACAGCAACTCCAACAGGATCAGGAGCAGCAAGAGTTATGAACCTTGAGGGAGGTTCACTTGGTGAAGCCCCTGTAGAAAGAGGACTCGTTGCTATTGGTGCCGCTCCAACATCCTTGTCAGCAGACAAGTCTGAAAGAGTTTATCTCGCTCGTCGTGTACTTTCAATGGAGACCGTTTCACACGCTCTCCGCAGAAATGAGTCAACTGTCTACCCTGTTACATTCCGTTGCCTCCCAGACCCAGAGTTCCCAACCGCTGAATACGGTGAGGTTCTTGATCGCGTTTGGTCAACACAGTAATTAAATTTATAACTTAATAAGTAGTAAAGGTGCGGCCCCGCAAATGCGGGGCCAATCCTTTATGTTTTTAATAGCCACTTTGATATAATTATATTGCTACTTAGGAGGAAAATTGGCAACTACAATTTATGATACTGCTGAATTAGAATTGGAAAATGGAGACAAGATTACTGTCAAGCCTTTACCAATTAAGCAGTTAAAAAAGTTTATGAAGGTAATTAGAGAATTAGATTCAGAAGAAGTTAAAAGTGAAGAAGATGCCATGGATATATTTATTCAGGCATCAATGATTTGTTTAGAAAAGACAAGGCCAGACCTTTCAGAAGACAAGGACGCATTTGAGGAAAGTATTAACATTCCTACCATGATGAAGATTCTTGAAATCTGTGGAGGGTTAAAGATGAATGACCCAAATCTCCTAGGGGCGGCTCTAGTTGGGACGACCTAGACCTAGCCTCTTTAGAATCGGAGGTTTTCCTTTTGGGAAACTGGAAAAACTATGAAGAACTAGAAGATCAACTATCGGTAGATGAGTTATTAGCAACTCTAAATGCTCATAGAAAACTTAGATATGAAGATCAAAAGTTCTTTGCCATGATCCAGGGCATTGATATTTCTGACAATGATAGCAAGTCAGATATTACAGACCTTAAGGGTGCCAACGCAGTACAACAAGGATTTGGTGTCGGAGTTGGACTTGGCCATTCTGTCATGGAGGTTATTGACTCTTGAGTCGTATAGAACTTAATATAGTCGCTACTGGCAACTTTAGAAATGTTGAAACTTCAGTTGCTAGATTAAGATCTCAAATAGATTCTCTTAATGCCTCTATGATGGCGGTCGGGTTTAATACTGGAATAAGCAAGTCAGTCTCCCTATTCCAAGATCAGTTCAATAGTGCCATAGATAGCAGCGGCATGTTTGAGCGTCACATGGTTAATCTAACCACAGAAACAACCAGATTTGGCAGAAGCCTTGAATCTGGAAGCATGAGATTGGGTCAATTATTTAGAGCGGCTACTGAATATCGTCGTGGAGAATTAGGACAGATAAGACAACTTGCTAGAGAGCAAATTAGACTTGCTAATTCTACAACTATGAGAATGGCTGACGGAACAACACAAGTAATTGTTCCTAGAGGTATCGATGAAGGACTTGAAAAACAAAGAATTCTTAATCAAGAATATAGAATTTTTAGACAAGTTGTTTCCAATGGTTCTACTGAAATTATTAACTGGGGTAAGAATACTCAATGGGCTGGTAGGCAGTTAACTGTAGGTCTAACCGTACCATTAACAATTTTCGGCGCAGCCGCTGGAAAAATGTTTATGGATGCAGATAAACAATTAACTAGACTTACCAAGGTATATGGTGATGCCACAAAGGGTATGGTAAATGCTGATGAATTGGCTAAAATTAGAAGTGAAACTCTAGCATTATCTCAAGAAATTGCTAGTAGCATGGGCGTGGCAGTTGAAGAAACATTAGGAATTGCTGCAGATATTGCGGCTACTGGCGCACAGGGCAACGACTTACTTGCTGCAACTAGTGAAGCAATGAGACTATCCGTTCTAGGTGAAGTTGATAGGCAAGAGGCTATGAAGGCCACCCTCTCAATTCAAAGCGTATTTAAAAAAGATACAGAGGGATTAACTCAATCTATTAACCTTCTTAACGCCGTAGAAAATCAAACTTCAGCAACAATTAATGACTTAGTAACTGGAATTGTGAAGGCTGGACCAGTCGTAAAGGGACTTGGCGGAGATGTTGACGACCTTGCAGCAATGATGGTTGCTATGCGTGAGGGCGGTGTATCTGCATCTGAGGCTGCCAACGCTATTAAATCATCCCTAGCGTCCTTGATTAATCCTACAAAACAAACAACTGATGTTTTATCTGGATTCGGAATAAATATTAAAGATATCGTAGATAAGAATGCTGGTGACGTTATTGGGACTTTAATGGATCTTCAATCAGCACTTTCTGGACTAGATGATTTAAGTAGACAAAGAGCAATTGAACAAGTATTCGGTAAATTCCAATTTTCAAGAATCAATGCTCTATTAGCGAATCTTGGCAAGGCGGGTAGTCAGACACAACAAGTATTTGCAATTGCTGGTATGAGTATAGAAGAATTGGCAAAAAATGCTGATGCAGAATTAAAAGCAGTAACAGAGTCAGTAACAGGTAGATTCCAAAGATCCTTTGAATCCTTAAAAGCAAGTCTTATTCCAATAGGAGAGACATTTGTAACTGTTGGAACTATGCTACTCAATGTAGGTAATAAAGTATTAGAAATATTCAATGCTATACCAGAACCAATAAAAAATATAGTTAAGGGATTATTGGGTGCTACAGCAGTAATTGGCCCCCTAATTATGATAACTGGTGTTCTGGGCAACTTCTTTGGCTATTTAGTTAAGGGTATATCTACAATATTAGCCTTTAAGAAAGAAGGCAGGGGCGCTTTCGAATTACTGACAGTAGATTCCATTGCTGCTAGAGATGCTACTGAATTGCTTTCAGAAAGTCTTTATGATCAAAGCACCGCTATGAATACCATGGCCCAGGCAGTAGATACATTAGTTAAAAAACTACAAGAACTTGTTAGTCAGTTAAATAATGCTAAGGGTGCTTCTAGTGGATTAGATGAGGCTGCACAAGGAGTAATGGCAAATGCTGAAGCAGCAGCCATTGTAAGAATGGGTCCAGCAACTCCATATACTACCCCAGCCGTTCCTTGGGCCAAGGAAAAGGGAAGGCAAAGATACACAGGTAGAGAAGAAGTTGGAGTGACCTATTCACACCTTACCCCAGAGTCTATGCTTGGTGCTAGTAAAGAAGAAATTAAAAGATTACAAGATTTGCTAGACGCAGGCAGTATTTCACAAAGAGAGTTTGATATTAAATCAACTTCAGGACGAGGACTTATGGGCATAGGAACATTCGTAGATCAAGCCGCGTCTGATGTTCAGAAAGACTTAAAGAATTTCTATGCAGATATTGTTGGTTTAAGAGAGCAAGCATTAACTCCAGAAGTTAGAAGGCAGGCCTTAGAGAATTTATCAAGGTCTCAACATGGAACTGGCCCCGCGCTAGAAGCATCTCTTGCACAAATTAGAGCGTTATCAGATGAGCAGTTAGCACAATTACTACCTTCATGGGAAAAAATTACAGCACAGTCTGCAGAATACTTTGCTATACTTTCAGTTTCAGCAGAAAAAATACAGGCTGGGAATAAAGAAGTCGCTGCAGCATTTAAAAAGTATTCGTTAGATATAGAATCTGGTAGAGATCCATTAGCATCATTAGAAGAATTAAGATCTGCAGTAAATGGTGCTGAAGGTGCCGTAGATGCAAAAGTCCTAGAAATTACACAAGAATTTAGTAAAATTGAGCAGGAACTTGCTTCTATGCCAGCAGGACCACAGAGAGCCACACGAACAGCAGAATTAATTAAAGAAAGAATAGTAAATCCATATGAGATAGGATCTATCATTGACTTAAAGAAGTCTGGTGTAGCAGGAATGGGCGAGGGCGGATTAAGGAACCCACTTGTTCAGGCTATTCAAATGTATACAGATCAAATATTTAATGATACTGAGTCAAGTAGACAGGTGGCCGCTGCCTTAGCATCAGGAAATAAAGAACTTATAGAATCTACGTTACGTCTGGCCCAGGCCAGACAAAAAGAAGCACAGGCGGCGGAAGAAAAAATAGCAGCAGAGGAACAGTACCAACTTGCTGCAAAGAATCAAGCAGATGCACAAGCGGCATATGCTAAAGCACAGAGAGAAAGCGCACAAGCGTTATTAAGATATGGACCAAATAGTCCTCAATTTAAGGCCGCACAGCAAGCAGAATATCAGGCTCAACAAAAATTAATTCAGTCAGATGTTCAATTAGTAGCAGCGGCGGAAAAGAAAAAAGCGGCTATTGTTCAAAGCAATAGAGCAAGTAGGGAATTATCTGAAGAAGAAATACAACTTGCAGCATTAAGAGAAAAGCAATCATTAGAAGTTATAGAAAATACTGTTTCTACTCAAAGAAATACTGACTCTACAAATAAAGGAACTCTCGCAAGAGAGGGTCAAAGTGGCGCAATAGTAGGTAATACAGGATCAACAGGTAAAAATTCTGGGAGTATATTCGGTGGAGGTAGACTAGGAGGAGCATTAAGCCTTGCTAGCATGGCTGCATTATTTTTACCTCGTCCTGGAGAAGATACTGGTGCAGGACAAGCAGTAAATGCTGGTCTTAACATAGCAAATTTTGCTGGCATGGGCGCGATGTTTGGTGGACCAGGAATTGCAATAGGTGCGGGTATTGGAGCGGCCATTGAAGGAATATCTTTCCTGGGTAGAAAAGCAGAAGAAACAGCATTACAGGTTGAAAAATATAGAGCATCCTCAGAAGCATTGAGAACTGGTCTTACTGAACTAGAAAGATCCTTCTTTGATGTAAAGCCATTACAAGAATTAAAAGATTTACCTCTAGGTGCTTTTAATTTAAGAACTCAAGAGGCCACAGATAGGTTAAGAGAATTTGCAAGAGCAGTAGCAGAAGCGGAGCCTGGATCAACAGAAGCGGGTAGAAGAGATGCTATTGCTGCCATGTCTTCTGGAGAAGAATTTATTAATTCTCCAATGTTTAGCAAAATGGTTTCAGAAGCCCTTCTAGGTGGAATGGGAATAGAAGATATAAAAACTATGATAGGCGGATATTTAAAGGCCGCTGGTAAAGAAAATTTTGCTGCAGAGGCTAATTTTGAATTAAATAGAATAGGGAAATTAGGAACTAAGCCAGAAGAAATTGGTGCAAAATATTTAGCAGAGTTACAAACTATAGCAGATAGGGTTATATCTAGTGCTGGATATTCTGCTGGCGAGGGGGTAAAATTAAGAAAAATACAACAAGGATACGAAAAAGAAAGGGCTGGAAGATCAGTAACTATTACTAATGAATCTGGTCAAGATGTTAATGCAAATGTATCTGATATTGCTAATTTCTTAAAGACTACTGCAGAAAAAAATAATTCAACTTTACAAGAATATATAGATTATTTAACTGCTGAACCAGGACAAGCCATCGCAGCACCCCCTGGAATAGAAGAAGTATTTTCTAATATGAAAATAGATGGCGAAACAATGCAGCAGAACGAGGCGGCCTTTGACTTTATTATATCTTCTGCAGAAGAATTAATAGCGTTATCTCCAGATTTAAACGGAATATCAAATGTCATGGGTGCTATAGGAAATGAATCTCAATTAATGGTACAGGGATTATTCTCATCCCTAGCGGCAGGCCCACAAGCATTTGACGAATTTATAAATTCATTAGGCGCTACGGCAAATACATTACAAAATAATACAGGATTAATGGATGAAGTAGGTATTCAACTTTCTGAAATGTCTGCGGACGCTGGAAGAGCGTTTGACATGATGATGAAGGGCGGAGTAGATTTACAGGATGCATTAAGAATTGTTTCTATGGTTATTGCTGATGTAAATACAGATTGGGCAGCGCTCGCTGATATGGCTAAAGCAAACCCCGCAGATTTTTATGCTAACGTGTGGATGTCATTTGTACAAGGAAGTCCTGTAGGAGCAACACCTACTGCCCAGGGTGCAACGAATCCAGAAGATGTAATTCAATCAGCATTAGGAGCCATTGATTATTCAGGCAGCGGTGGCGGAGGATCTGGAGGATCTGGATCAGACTACTACGATAAACTTATTGAAGCACAAGATAAGATAATTGAAGGTATTCAAAAGGAACGCGAGGAGCGTCAAAAACTACTTGAACTACAAGAAAAGCAAGTAGATTTTGCACTACGCAGACAAGACTTAGAAAATCAAATAGCCAGAGCAACAGCAGAAGGCAATTTTGCGGAAGCCGCACTTTTACAGGCACAATTAGACGCAGAAAAAGAAAAATATCAAGCAGAAGAGATTGAAAGAAGAAGGCAGGAAAGAGAAGATAAGAAAATTGCTGCCGCTGAAAAAGAAAAAGAAAGACTTCAAAAACTTCAAGATGCTTCTTCTGGAGGCGGTGGCGGAGGTGGATCTGCTGGTCCTTCCGCCGCACAACAACAATGGACTGCCAATAGAGTAGAACTTCTAACTAGTGGAGTTGTCAATTGGACAGAGGGTGCGGAACTAAGAGTAAGAACTTCACAAATGGGACCATGGTCAGCCTTCTTTGATAGCGAAAAGGTAAAGTCTTATCGACAGGAACTAGAAAAGTTAAACATACCCGCAGAAAATATAGATCAAATATTAAATGAATTATATGATTCATGGATAGACAACAACAACCAATTATTTGCTCAAACTGACGATTATAAGTTTATAGAAGATTCATTAAAGGGTATGGGTGTAGCAGGAGAAGATCTAAAAGAAGTAATGCCAGACGTTTTTGGTGCGCTTCTAGATAAAACACTTAATCCTGAAGAAAAAATTCAATTAATTTCAGATTCTTTATATGATCTAGGATATGAAACTGATGAAGCATATACAAAAGCAAAAAAACTATATAAACAATACGGTGAAGATTTTGACGGCAAGGGAATAGATGAAGAAATTGCTAAGTGGATTGAGTGGAATGATATTATTAGTAGGGCTGAAAAAAGACTAGAAAAAATAAATGAGCAATTAAACGATCCAGAAAACGAGTTTGATCCAGCCAAATCAAAATTCTTTAGTATGGGTCTTACTGCAGATAAATTAGAACAAACAGCAATGACTGCTGTTGGACAAAATTCTGCAGAAATGGGTCCAAAATTCAATGCTGGCGGAGTAATGCTTACTGGTCAACAAATTGGATCTGACCTTATGGCTGGAGTGAATGCTGGCATTACTGATGGCGTTCAGGCTAAAGAGGCTGCCGCAAGACAAGCCATTAAATGGTATGAAGAATGGATGAGGGATGAAACGGAGACAAAATCTCCATCAAAAGTTTATGAAAGATTAGGCCAGGATATTATTGCTGGTCTAATGAATGGTTTAGTTCTTCCTCCAGATGCTGGAAAATCTTTAGTTGCGTCATTGAATGATGCATTAAAGGCACCTTTAGCAGATTATAAAGTTGCATTTACAGATCCAATAAATGGAATTTCTGGCATAATGAATTCAGAAGTAAAAACAGCATCTGACCGTTTCTATGAAACAATGACAATAAGAATGCAAGATACTGTAGATGAAATAAACGATATTCTTAAAACTAATCTTACTGATTATGTATTCAATATAATTGGAAATCCAAAGATTTATGATGGCGGAGCCAGATCAATTTGGCAACAAGTATTCCAGGGATTACCAGACAGTATATTTACGACAGAAATGCCTAAGTATGCTAAAGGTGGATATGTAAGTGGGCCAGGTGGTCCAACAGAAGATAAAATTCCTGCCCTTCTTTCTGATGGAGAATATGTAATTAAGGCGTCTAGTGTTAGTCAGTATGGTACAGAATTATTAGATCAAATTAATGCTAGGAAGTTTTATACAGGTGGTTATGTATCTGCAGATAGAGCAGAATATAATGCTTCTCGCAGACCGACCTACTTTGGCGGAACTCCAACATCTTCAACTGGATATAACGCTCCCGCTCCATCATATTATGGAGGAACCCCAACATATTATGGAGGATATACATCTACTTCTAAAAATATAAGAAGGAATACTGGACCAGCAGATGAATTAAACATAGCATATACAGGATCTGGATTAATTAGTTACGGAGGCGGTAACTATGCATGGGATACTACAAAGGGTAAATATGTAAAGATATCAGATGTTAGAACAGGAACAGCAGCAAATGGTTTTTATATGATGGGTAATGCTGTTTCTGAATCTATCAAAGAAAGAGGAGTGTGGGACACACTAGTAAATTCTGGTAATTACATTAGAAATAATCCAAGTCAGATGATTCCTTTTGTTGGTTCAAGCAGCATAGACACATCAACATCATATGGTAAAGATTTATACGCAGCCTCACTTCTTTTAGATGTAGCAAGTCTTATTCCGTTCGGCTTTATTCCTTCTACTTTATTTAAAGGTTCCTCTCTATTCGCAAGAACGGCTGCTGCAAGTGTTGCTTCAGCAAGTAGCCATGCAATTACAGATGGTGTCCCAGCAGTTATTGATTATTCTGTACAAAATCAATTATCAGCATCTGGTATGCAAGGATATCCAGGACTAGAAAGACCGCTACCTCCAGCACCAGCCCCATACACAAGGCCAGTACTTAGACCAACAAGTGATCAAATTAAAGAAGCAATGGAGTCTGGGGTATTTAATTTAAGAAATGTTCCAGACGGAGTAAGGTACCCGTTTGATCCTAGCGACCCCGCATCCTCTACAGTAGGACTCCCATTTGCAACAGGAAGAGATAGAAGAGTAGGAATTTTCCCCAAGGGAACTAGATCTAGATTACATGATGAGCCAACAGATTATGGTCCTAATGGTAGAATAATGCAAGGATATACTGATGCCTGGGCTTTATATGTAGCAATGTCATCAAATGATTTAACTGGACAAACATACCATCCAAACTCTGTTAGGCAGGGTCCTGGAATGAAAGACGTTCAAGATATTTTGCCAGAGTATCATACAATGGGTCCAGCCAGAGCAAGAGGGTTCAATTATGGTCTAATAAAAATATTCGGAAACCTTGAAAATGCTATTAGATGGGGGATTAAGCCTATGGCTATTGATCCTAATCCTACTCTAGAAGAAGTACCAGGGAGTCGTCCATATGATCAGCCAGAAGCACCAGCACAATTAAGATATAGAAATCCTGGCATGTCTATAGATACAGAAGTGTATCCATCTAATTGGGCTCAAATGTCTACTGAAGAAAAAGTTATGTATAAGTTAGGTAGAGTACTTGGATACAACAAGGGTCTTGGATATACTACAGAAAAATCATTAGTTCATCTTCCAGAATTAGGTAGAGTTCCTGAAACTATTGAATCAATGATAGAAGAGTATAATACAACCCCAATGGGACTTGCCTCTAAACTTGCTTCAGATAGGGTTCCAACATTTTCATTTAATAAACCTGAAGGAATACAAAACGACTTTGCTGCATATCAAGATCCTACAGGAAGAGTATGGAGTAATAGAGAAATACTTAATAATAGAAAAGAATTCCCTATTCCAATTTATCCAACAACTCCAGGAGTAGAAAAACTTAATCCATTCCAGTCTTCAGTTCAAAATGCGGTAGATACGGTACACGTTGGCGCAGGACTACCCGACCTTGTTGCAAAATATGTTATTCGTGGTGCCCTAGGAGCAGTATTCCCTGATGATCCAAAGGGTGCTGGATTTAGATCTGCTATAGCAAAATTTGCAAATGGAGAAATAGATTTATCAACAGCCGCTATTCTAGGAGCAGTTTCATCATTTAATCCTGCTATGTCAGAAATTGAACTACTTAAGCCAAGCAACTGGGCTAATTGGAATAGCGATCCTATATATTCTGATGAATGGATGAAGCAGTTTGTACATCTCACAGGACAAAGGGATCAATTTGGAAATCCAATTCCAAATAAAATTTCTAAACCAGGAATACCAATAGGAACTTTAAACTCCACCTTCCCGCAGGCGGCTACTGGAAGAGGTGTTCCACTTAGACCAGTACCTAGTAGACCAGGATTCCCAGACTGGGGTACAGGAGTTTCAGGAAAGCCAGGATTCCCAACATGGGGTACAGGAGTGCCAAGATCGCCAGGATTCCCAACATGGGGTACAGGAACTGGTAGACGTACCCCTACATCATATTCTGGCGGAGTTCGCGGCTATTCATCTCCATTAGATGGAAATGCAATGACTCCTAGATTATATTCTGCATACTTAAGAGCAAAAAGTCAGGGTAAGGCAAATTATGCAGCCCCGCTAGTTAATCCATTTATTAATGATTTAATGGGAAGCGGATACCGTATAACTGATACCCCAGAGTCGGCACAAGAATTACCACTAGGGGCTACGCTTAAAGATTTTAAAAATTCATTAAATATATATAGTCCAGAATTTTTAGAACAACTATTAGGAATAGAGTTAGATCCATCAAATAAACTTACTGTTGATAGTATGATTAAATTAGGATCAACTCCGATCAGTATATTGACTTTAGATCAGTATCTTGAAGCAGGAGGGGTTCAAGAATCGGCGGGTCTGTATAATAATTCTGACGAGAATATACTAATTAATAGTACGCCAAGGTATCCAATTACTGTAATGTATCCAGATGGTACTACTAAATTAGCCAATCAAAGAGATCCAGAAGATCTTTTAAGAACTCTATATCATGAACTTAGACATGCACAAAATAACCTTCTTCTGGGAGGCGTTGATGAATTAGGAAGATCATATGCTCAAGGAAACACCAACCCATATTTTGACGAGTCATTTAAAGGAATTATAAAAACAAACACTTTAACTGGAGGTAGTGGTTCAAAAGATACATATTTTGATGACATTGGTAATTCTTATGGAAGAGGTATAGAAGAGGCATCAGCAGCACAAACTGAACTTATTATCATGAAGGCATTAAAGGGGTCAGGGTTTGATATAACTCAAGATGGTCGTCCATTATATACACAATCTCCAGAAGATCTTCCATATAATATGCTAAATGGTCAACTTTCTTACCAAGCGCTTTATTATTTGACTCATATGAATAATCCAAATAATCCAATAACTAAAGATGAAATGAAATATTTAAATACGCAGGCATGGAAACAATTTGTTAATAATATGGATGGGAAAATAGATGTTCCAAAAAATCTTAATCCATTAGAACTTGCATATTACTATGCTCCAACATCAGTAAGAAAAAAGATGCTTCAGTTGAATCCAAATTTGAAAGCAGCATGGACTGGTAAAAAGGGAGGACTAGTAAGAAGATTTGCTAATGGAGGATTAGTTAGAGTCGGCGCGGAAAACTTGACCGTTCTTGGTAATGGAATTTCAGATTATGCTAGAAAGTTTACTGGAACTCCATATTCTTCTAGTGCAGCCTGGGCTGATGGTCCAGCAAATGGCTGGGGATGTGCTACAGCAACTAAATGGTTATATGATTCATATGCTGGAGTAGACTTAGGACATGCATCATTATCCGCATCACAATACTCAAGTGGTGCTGGATCTCAAGTAAGTAACATGTTGCCTGGAGATTTATTATACTTCTATTATCCAAATGGAGTTAATAGAGAAAATCCAATTAACCATACAGGAATGTACTTGGGAGATGGATCTATGTTCCATGCTAGAAGTGAGGCTCTTGGCACTCAAATTACTGGTGTTGATGAGGCTGGCATGGACCGCGCACGCACACGCGCAGGCGGCACAGCAATAAAAAGATATCTTCCACTTACAATTGCTGGCATGGGAATTCCTACAGCACAATTTAAGATGGGCGGAAAGGTGTATGGAAAGGGTGGTCCAACATCAGATGACATTCTTGCATTAATTAGTAATGGCGAATATGTAATGAGTGCAGGCGCTGTCACACATTACGGTAAAGATTTTATGGATGCTGTCAATAAGGGAGTGCTTCCAGAAGCAGCAATGGGCGGGATGTTCTCTTCTAAGTATCCTGGATATGTACAAAAAATGGGAGATGGAGGAATGCTTTCTAGGAAGTTTGGAAAAGATTCAGATTCCTCTCCAATTTCTAATGTAGAGTATAATATAAATGTAAACGTAGCGGGAACTAACTCATCTCCTGATGACATAGCAGAAGCCGTAATGAAATCACTTAAGAGACAAGAAAGAATGGTTGGGGCGGTAACTAGAGTATGACATTAATTATTCCATCAATTATTAAACTTCAGGCTAATGGCAAGACTGCTGCAGAATTTTCTCCATCTACTCCTACAAATGGTCAATTAACCTTATCAGATCATTCAAGATCTCCGTTAAGCGTGTCTTATGAAATTATTGAAAATAAACAAAGAATGGCAGACGGAACTATGAGAAGAAGTATAATTTCTAAAAAAAGAACTTTCGGATGCTCATGGGAAATGATGCCAACAGTAACTAATCTTATGGCTGACGGTAATGCTAATGCCACAAATATGAAGGCGTTCTATGAACTTTATTGCTACTCCCCTTTGACTTTGACATTAAGATATAAAAGAAATAATTCAGAAACTTCAATTGATGAAACATATCAAGTCTATTGGACAGATTTCAGTTTTGATGTAATAAAAAGATATAAGAACTTTGACTATTGGAATGTAACATCTGAATTTACGGAGATATAATGCTAGGCAGCGGCAACATAAGAGATCATATAGCAGAATCAAATTCTTTAGATATAAAGCCTAGAGTATTTGCAGAATGGAATGCTAATGCTATATCTATCCCATATATTTATGGAACTGCTTCCAACCCTACATTTAATGAAATAACTTCAATATCATCATCTGCATCTACTCCAGCAGCACAACAAGTAAATCGCGGGGTGGCCACAGCAATAAATTCTGGAACGAATTGTAATTTACTATTGTCTGCATCTGATGAACAATTAATATCAATAAGTAATGTAAGTATTCAATCTGGAGTAGTTACATTAAAAACTAAAAATAGATTAAAGTATTCTATAGGAATTGGAAAAGAAATTTATGTAGAAAGCGGTATCGATGATATTAATGGAAAATTTACAACTATCGCTGGTACAGATAATAGCAAAATTGTTTATAATACTAATGATCCTTCTATAACAAACATAAGCAATAAACCAGTAAGAAGGGCTACAGTAACATTAGATGAAAGTTCTTATTATGTAGAGTATTCTGCAAATGCTGCAGAGGCTGTCAGATTCTCCCTGATGCTTAAATCTGATTACTATTATCAAGTATCTCAAAACCCAAATACCCAATATGCGGAAAATTTTGATGTTATTTTTACTCTAGTTGGATTAAAAAATAATCAAAAAGTTCTTAGTCAAGTAGTAACTAAAAAAATAAATGTTAATGCAATAGATTGGCAAACAATATTACTAGATTTTGCAAACCCAGATGAAGCAAAATCTTCATCAAATATTGATAAGGTTAGATTGACTATTGAAATATCTACTAATCCAAGGGAGAGCGCAGCACTTTTAATTAATCAACTTTATGCATTCAAAATTTCTCCCTATGAGGTCTATTGTCAAGATATCATGCCAATAAAAAATATTTTTTCACCAGATAGGCCAGGGGAGTTCTTATTGGAAACAGGTCCAATAAATGTTAATTTATCTGCCACCGAGACATTTCCTCAACAGCCTACAAATGTGCATATGGCGATGAGATGGGCTATTACAAGAAGATTCTCTAGAATACAAAGAAGCGTTATGCCGTATGCTGGAAATTCAAATAGTTACTATGTTTCTGGATCATCAGCAAATAGTAAAAAATTTTGGTGCATTTATAAAGAAAACTTTAAAACAAATAACGTGGTAATTAAAGTAAATTCTATTATTAATAAACCATCACAGTTTTCAATAAAGGCTCTCATAGGAAATCAATGGACAGAAATTGCAAATCAAAATAATTCATCATTTAATTCTAGCGGAATATTAAGAATATTTTACAATGGAACATCATGGTCAAATACTGAGTGGGCATATAATTCTTATCCTGAAATATCTCAAACAACTGGTGACATAGACAAATATGTGACAATAAAGGGTATATATTTAGAAGTTACTCAATTAGAATATTCATCTGGAAACGATGAAATACGAGGCGGCGAGGCGGCTTTCGATCTAAAATATTTAGATATTATAGAAATATCTCCAAGAATGTCTTTGGACCTATCTGACTATCTGATAGATTTTTCTATTAATAAAGAAATGGCTGCAAATGATCTACCCCTCCCGCTTGGCAGCATGTCTTCAAATACGGCTTCTATAAATTTTAGTAAGATACCAATTATTATAAATAATTCAGATTTAGAATCGAATGAAAATAATGATATTATTCCAATAAGCAATTTCGCCTCTACATTTATTTCTGGAGTAGAATATCCAAGATCTCCACTAAAGGGAATGTTGATACGCGGAGTTAAACTTAGAGGCTTCTTTGACATTGATACCTCTTTATCTGGATCTGGTCCATCGAATAGTAAAATTACTGTACCCGCCTTTGTGATGTATTCTGATAATTGGTCAGAATTTGGATCAAATATTAAAGTAGACTGCTATGATATAATTAAAAAACTTCAATCCGTACTTTGCAAACCTTTATATTTAGAGGGGAAAACTGTACAAGAAGTAATTTATAGTATTTTAGATTCTGTTGGATTTTCTGAATATATTTCAAACGAACTACTTGATTTAAGAATGTTGAAAACATTTAGTAATGCAAATTCATCAAATGAATTAATAAATAATTTAGAGTCTATAAATTATTACTGGAGCAGTAAAGAAAATAGTGTAGCAGATACACTTAATGATATATTTAAAGTTTATCAAATATCTATGTTTGCAGATGAAAATGGTTCTGTAAGATTTACTTCTTTATATGAAATAAATCGTAAACTAAATAATATATCTAATGAATATGTAGTAAATTTACAAGACTTTAATGATTCTAATTCTACAAGCAATATATCTTCATTTTCTATAGAAGAAAATTCAAGGCCGTCTAAATTAAAACTACAATATAAAAAACCATATCCATATTATACAGAGCCAAAAATAGGTAAGAAAGTAAAAAGAAAAATAATAAATGAGTCTGCTGGATTAATTAAAAGTACTGATAAGATAGTCTGGGAGCCAGAGAAAGAAGCATTAGTGCTCCCATATTTTGAATTATCTTCACCAGGAATCACATCAAATACTCAAAAATTTATTAAATATAATCCAGATAATATGAAGTATATAAATAAAGTTATAGACTTTAATGGATATTTATTAATAGACAAAGAAATAATAAAATACAATGGACTAGAATATATTTTTACTCCAGTAAATATATCAAACAACCAAGTAACGAGTGCTGGAAATTCATTTACAATTACTATAAAAAATCGTGAAGATATAACATCAATTATTTCAGATGCAATAGATAAATTTGGAGCAAAAACAATATACTACCAGCCGACTGGATATATAATGAATGTTGAAAGAGGACAGTTTGGCACTGTTCCAGATAAACATATTGTAGTAAATCCTAATTCTCCAAAAGACTGGACTGCACAGGAATTTGATTCTAAGTATCAAAATGTAAGCAATTTAGAAGAGTCAGACGGTAAATATTCATTATCAAATGGTAGAATGAGTATTACCTCAAATAAATCAAACGGTGGAATTATTTTAATACCTAAAATAAATAACACAGTAGGAAATAAAAGAAAAATGTTTGTAAGGTATGGATTAGGTAATATACCATCTCAAAAAAGTGGCTATCTTGGAGTAGCAATAGGTGTTAATATTCAATCTGGTCAAATTAAAGATGGAATATTTATATACACAGGAATAGAGTCAAAAAATAAAAAAACTGAAGTAAGATTATTTATTCAAGAAATTATTGATAATAAAGTTAATAATATCATTCCAAAAGGTAAACTAGAATTAGATGAAACTCTATTCGAAGAAAATGAACAGATAGAGTTATATATTAACTTTAACGCTGCAAGAAATTCTATGAAAGTATATGTTGGACCAACGAGTGTTTTTCAAAAAATTAAAAAGGAAAAAGATAAAGATGGAGAAAAAGTAGAAAAATTAATAGATATAGATCATGATATAAAATTAAAAATAAATAAAAATTCTAAGTTCGGTTTTGCTGCACTAGAATCAGGACGTGGGTGGTTAGATGATTATGCATTTACCTCAAAAGCCGACCCAAGAAATCTTAATAGTAGTAGGATAGATGATATAAATAATGATTATGGATATGACGAAAAACTTGGCAATCTATTCTACATAGGAAGTAACTCCCTGCTTGATCAAATTGTTTATAATCGTAATATAGAATTTTCATTAACAAATCCATTAAATAAAGATAATTTTGTTTGGACTGGTGCGCCAGTTGCTAGAGGAATAAAATTACTTGATATAGAGTTTAATGATTTTCCGATTTCTGGAAATGCAAGGGCGGTATTTCTTGGTTATACATATGAGTCAAGTGCAGTAAAAACAAGCAATATGCTAAGAAATTCTGATACAACAGAGGAATCATAGTGGCTAAAAATAAAAATAAAAGTTACGAAAAAATATTAACAATTGCAGAAGTAATAGAGGTCCCAGATGATGCTATATCTAAAAGTATAGTGGCTGGAACTCCACAAAATGCTCGCGTTGCCGTTATGAATGCTAGTAATCAAACAATTTATTTAAGTGCTGGATCATCTAATAATATTTCTGACGGAGGTCTTATAATTAAGGGTCCAACAGTCATAGAAGGAGAAACCTATGAGGTATCTAAAGAATTAGATACTGGCTCGTTCGACTCTGACCTAGAAATTCAATCAGTATGGGTGCAGAATGAAGACATTGCAAACTATTGTTTGTATATAATTAGTTCTTATTATGATATGTATTATAAAAATTTATCAATAAAAATAGCATCTAATCCATTAGTTCAGGTTGGAGATATTGCAAAAGTTCAAATAAATACATATAAGATAGATTTTCCAGATGATCAATACTGGTTAGTAACATCAGTAAAGCATAAATTTGATAAAGGTTTAAGTACTGATTTAATACTTAAACCAATAAAAAAGATATTTGATATAAAAGAAGTAATTAATCCATTAATGTAGTATTTTAACTTAATGGTAGAATAGTATTGGTGACATATGAGCGATTTTACGAGAAAAAACCCAGTAGATTTGGAAGTGCTGAGAAAGCAAATTCTTGCAGAAGCACGACAATATACAGATGCTTCAATAGAAGAAGCCATTGAATCTTTACTAGATAAAGATGAGATTACTAATGATTCAGGTGAAATTGAATTAGAAGTTGGAGTAGAGGATTTAGTATCTCCTCCTGATAGTCCAAAGAATCCTGGAGCCATAGAATCTGTAAAATTTTTAAATGACTTAAATGAATTTGACTACGATGAAAGTTTTTCATATGGAACCTTATACATATCTTCTGATGGTGAGTATGTAGTGGATGTTACTGCAAAAGCAATTAGTACTAATAGAGAAATTTCTAGTATTGAAGTTCAGATAACGAGGATTGATAATGCAGGGTAAATATTTTATTTATATTAACAAAAAATTAGTTCATAAATGTAAGAATATTATTACTGATGATGGTATGCATATCATTAGGACGTATATGGCAGGAGGAGTTCCTGACTGGGCTGGTGCCTTATCAATAGGAGCAAGTAACTCTACAACACCAGCCGTAACGGATAGATCTCTGGAGTTTGAATCAATTAGGGTTCCTGTACTTTTGAAGAGTGTAGAAAATAATGAATTAATAATTAGTGGTACTTTACCAGCAGCCTTCAATGGAAAAATTTATGAAATTGGACTATATTCATCTGTAGTAAATATTTCTTCAGAAGGATTTGATGATAGACTTCTAGTAAATTTTGATGAAACCTGGACAGATTCAAATAGTAGTGCATTATCATCTTCTTTATTTTCTTCTACATCTAGAGTTGGATCAAAGAGTCTAGATATTTCTAACGTATCTGTATATGCTCAGGCTAATTCTACAGTTGATTTATCTGGATATTCTAGTTTAGATACACTATCTATACTTTATAATGTTACTGCTACTGGTTCTAGCAGAGTATTTACACTTACTTTTGAGGATGATCAATTACCAAGCCCTGGATCTAAGAGCATTAGCATTACCTTACCGACAGCCACGACTGGATATAAAATTTTTACAACAGAATTAGGCAATTTTACTAATAATAATTTTAATAATACAATATCAAAAATTATTATTTCAGCATCATCTAGCCCATCTGCTGGAGAAGTAGAAATAGATTCTATTAGAATTAATGATGCAGACGAAATAGATCCCCTCTTTGCTTTAGTTAGTAGATCATTAATTGGCGTAGTGTCGGGTAACTCTTTGTCAGATTATATAATAAAAAATCCTGGTATAGAGGTTGACATAGAATATAGGGTAAGAATTGTATGACCACAGAAAAAATTTTTAATATAGATGGACTACAGCCTAATTCTGAACACTCTTTAAGAGTAAGGGCGCTATATAGAGATGGATCTTATAGTGAGTGGTCTAAATTATTTAAATTAAAAGTTAAGGGAGATACAGATCCTCCATCTCAGCCGTCCGCTCCAACCATATTTGTTCCAGATCTTTCAACATCATCCTCTAGAAGTGCATCAGCAATGGGACCTCAAACTGTTAGATTTAGACATGATGCAACAAAAAACGGTGGAGGAAATTTAGAGTCAGATATAGATTACTTTGAAGTATATGTAAACACCACTAATTCTAACTCTGGTGGAACACAGATAGGTACTGTTAAGGCTACTAGACCTGGGCTGGGGGCATATTCGGAAGGTAATCTTTCAGTAAATGCTCCAGGAGAAACAGCAAGTAGATGGTTTTATGTTATAGCCGTAGATATGAGTGGGCAAAGATCTTCCGCTTCACCGACTACACAGGCATCTGCCATCCCAATGTTTGCTAATGCATATATTTCTGATTTGAGTGCAGATAAGATAACAACAGGAACTTTACAGGCAAATCAACAAATTAGTGTAGGAACATTAGTTCCAATAGTTATTAAATCTAATGATGAGTCGCCACGCGGACAGATATATGTTGGAACAAGAGTTAACCCAACTGGTGAAGAAGGAAGTGGATATAAAGATATTCAAACAGCATTCTACGTTGACTCTACTGGTAAATTTTCATTAAAGGATAAATTTTATTGGGATAGTTCGTCATTAACAATTAAGGGTACAGTAACCAGTACTGGACTTATTGCCGAGGGCGGATCTGCAACTGTAGAAGTTCTTCCAGATTGGCCAAGTACTGCTCCATTAAACTATTCTTTGCTATCAAATGATGGCAAAGACATTATATTAAAAGCAGTAACTGGAGGAGATCCTGCAAAAATAAGATGGGTAGATGGAAATAAATATCAAAGGGCTACAATTGGATGGGAGCCAACCTCACAAAATTTCCCCAACCACCTTGTAATTAGATCTCTAGGTGCATCTGGTGGTAATAATGGATTAATGACTATCGATGCTGGCGCTTCTGGTTCCATAAACTTGAAAGCGAATGTTGTAACTATTAATGGAGAAGAAATATCTGGAGGATCAGTTGGATCTATAACTAATAGGTACAAAAATGGAATGGTAGCAAGTCCATCGGTAGCAAACCGAATAACATTCGGTACAGATACAGCAGGAAATACAAATAGTAACCCGCAGCGCGGGGACATTCACTTGAGATATTAATTAACATTTAGTAGAATGATAAAACTATGCCACTAAGATTTTATGATAATAACGACTGGAGAAGTCCTACTTCTATTAAAATATATGATAATGGCGATTGGCAAGAAGCAACGGTAGGATATGTATATGACTTGGGAGTGTGGAAAGTAGTTTTCCCAGATCCAATTACGCCTTCAGTACAGTCTGTTTTTGCAGGAGCGTATGGAGATAGATTTGAAGTGGACTGGGAAATTAGGGCTACAAATTGTGATTATTTAGAAGCCTATCTTTATGCTGGTAGTACACAGACCAATCTTCTTCAAACTCAGATAATAAATACTAATGAAAGCATAATTCAAGATCTTAGAGTAACATTCTCTGGACTAGACAATAATACTACATATAATATGAAAATTATAGGGTATTCAATAACTGAAACTCCTAGTACGCCAATATTTTCTGGACCAGTAACTACTATAAATGTTATAATACCCACGGTAAATATAACATCTATGATTCCTAATGCTAATTTATCATCAGTACAAATAAACTGGAACTCTACAGATCAGTACGACTATGAAATATCTATTTGGTCAGTATCAGATAGCGTAAGAAGATTTGGACCCGTATTTGCACCTTCTATTCCATCTAGTGATCAAACATATACTGCAAGTTTTCAGCATCAACCAAATACACAGTACCGTGTAGACCTTAGAGTATATTCTACCTCTATAGATACAGCCACAGATAGTGATTTTTATACTACTCCCAATAATCCAATACCTTACTATACCAATTTTGTGGTAGGAACTATAACGTGTAATTCTATACAGGTTAATTGGAATGCCTTTAATTATACTTCTGGAACAATAGAGGTTTGGAATGTTGGTCCATCTCCAGAAAGAGTGCCTGCAAAAACAACGCTGGTTCAGTCACATTCATTTACTAGTTTATCTTCATATACTTTTAGTGGTCTTAGTTCTTCTACAGAATATGGATTTACTCTTACTCTTACTGGGCCAGGAGGATCAATTACTTCAGATACGGTTGGCTCATTTGGATCTATCATTCCAGCATTAACAGCATATACCCTGGCACCATCTATAAGCGCTCCAACTATTACTCAAGTAAATTCAAGTTATATTGGAACATCTGTAGCGGTTGGATGGACTTCATCCACAGCAAACTGCACAACAGTATCAAGTTATACTCTTCAGTTTAAGGAGACTTCATCTTCAACATGGCTAGATGGAGGAACAACACAATTTATAACTAGGTCTGTATCTGGTCTTTCTCCTAATACTACTTATGATTATAGAGTTAAAGCAAATGCTGCCAATGGAATAGAGTCTGCATGGTCTAGTACTTTTACAGCAACAACTAACAACGGAATTGCAAGTATAGAAGTTACCGCAAATCCATCTACTATCACCACATTTGGATCTTCAACTATTACAGGACAGTTAAAAAATGCTGCTGGTGCAAACTTAACCACTTCTGGAGTAGCAATATCATGGACACAGACTGCCCTAAGTGGATCAACCCTCTCTGAATCTTCTTCTAATACAAATAGTTCTGGTCAGGCAAGTGCTACATTATCTACTGGATCTACTAACGGTTCAGTTACAGTTACCGCTACAGCCTCTTCAATTTCTGGAAGTCCATCTGGTAGTGTGACAGTAACAGTTAATTTGTCTGCTGGGTTAAAGCCTACTTTAAGTCCTAGCGGAACTACAAAAGGTGCGTCATTTACTAATAGTAATTATAATGCTCTTTATTCATATACTAATGTTTCAGGATATCCATCTGTTGGATCTCTAGAATCAGGTGACTCGTATAACAGTTCCCAGTTCGATATTCTTGTCACAAGAACTAGAAGTGCAAGGAATACAATTTCTAAGAGTGGGCAGACGGCAACAACAACAAATCCTACGTTTGATGCTAATCCACTAGTGTCTATGTCAATTGTATCTTCTAGGACAGGCTATACATCTGTTGCAAGTGATATATCTACTATAACTGCTGGAGTTACTATATCTTCCCGCACCTATCAATGGCAGCAATTCACAAACTCAACCTGGAACACGAACTTTGGAGCAGCATTTTCAGGTATGCAAACTGCTACTTTATCCTGGAGTAATACAACATTTAGTTCAAGACAAATTAGATGTATAGTTACTACAAATTTTAGTAGTGGTCAGGTAGATGAATCAACATCTACAAATACTGTAACAATCCCATAAATGATATAATTTATAGATGAAGGAGGTGAAAAAATGGAAGAGTATGTTTCTTTAGAAGAAAAAATACATATGATTAATAATTTTATTAAAAATTTATCATATAATAGGTATAACCTAGAAATATCTTTATTGGCAGAAAATGCCATAGATAATCCAAGTCAAAGCAATATCAATTCTTTTAATCTTCAGATTGAAGAAATTGATGATAAAATACTAGCATTAAAGAATGAGTTGACGGAATTAGGAGAATAAATGTCAGGCACACTAGAATTGGTAATTCAAGAACTTCAGAATAGAATTGGTCAGATTACATCAAATTATGAACTTCAGATGGCTATGCTGAAGGCGCAAGCGATGGAAGAAATATCATCTAGAGATGAAAAAATTCAAGAGTTAATGAAAGAATCTCAGTAATGACAGTAGATATTAATGAAGCATACGCAAGAATAGACTATAAAATGCTCAAAGATTTGTCTGAAAAGATAAATTCTGTAGAGGAACAATTAACTAAATTAAAAAAATCATTTAGTTCTATTCAAGGTACGTTCAATGATTTAGAGAACCTAGCATTTTTTGCTGATAGAAAACTATTTAATAAGAATGATAAGTTAGAGTTCTCCTTTGGATCTAACTATAAGAATCCGCCAGTTGTAGTTTTAACTGCAGAAAATATGTCTCAGTCTACAGACAAAAATCCATATGTTTCTATTATAGAATTAACTAAAGACAGGGTTAAGTTTAAGATAATTAATGCCGCCCCATCAACTAGAGTCCATTGTATTGCAATGGGCGAAACGGATTAATGAAATATAATCCTATTACTTTCTGGGATAAAAGAAAAAAAGTAATAAGAGATGGCTACGTTTTGATATGGGTTCCAGAACATCCCAAGTGCTTTGGAGGCGGCTGGTACTATGAGCATAGACTGGCTATGGAAAAAAAATATTGTAGAATATTAAAGGACTGGGAAACTGTACATCATATAAATGGTGACAAAGAATGCAACGAGGAGTATAATCTTTTCGTATGTACCCGCGCTCAACATATGAAAGCGCATAAATAGATAGGAATTTTATGAATAACGACCTAAAGTGGATGATGGTTTCAGACGTTCACTTCCCTAGGCACGACCCGCGTAAGGTAGATCTTTTCCTTAAGGTTATGAAATGGTTTAAGCCAGACGCAGTAGATTTGCTTGGTGATATTGACGATGCAGATTCCACTAGTAGGTGGGCAGCAGATAAGCCACTAGAAATGTCAATTTCTATAGACGACGGAGGAGTTCGTGAGACAAAGCAATTTCTTAAAGATATCAGAAAGATCGTCCCCAATGCTGATTGTCATTTTCACGATGGGAATCATGGCTGGACTCGCCACGGCGAGTACCTTGCTAAGAAAGCGCCACAGTTCCTTGAAATAATCACAGCAGACACGCTATATGATTACTCTAATGCGGGATTTGAATGGCATAATTGGAATGAGCCTCCAGTACAACGCTTTGGAGATATCTATGGTCACCATGGAGAGTCTATCTCTAAGCACGCTGGAGAGTCAGTACGCAATGACGTAAATAACTGGGGCGTATCTCTAGTGCGTGGACATTC